GGAGGTTTTGTTATGTACAGTCATAAGTACGAAGATACGGGCATCCCGGAGCTAACAAAAAAAGAAGCTCAATTTTTAAAACTATTCATTGGTCATTTAAAAAAACAGATTAAAAAAGCGAAAGGAATTCTTCTTGAAGAGATTTCCGAAACAGGAATCAGCGATATAAGTCTTATCGTCACATCAAATTTGATTGGCGTAGTCTTTGATTCGGTTGATAAAGTTTTGGACAGTTACCAATTTTTGGAAGTTCCAGATGGGGACCTAAACTGATGGAACGGTGTGTCTGCTGCCATAGGAGGGACGGTGTTATCCTCCACGACGAATACGGGTTTATTTGTAAGGGATGCCTCGCCCACGGCAAGCGCTGCGCGACAAAAGGGTGTAGTAACCCTGCGATCCATAAGAGTTACACTAAAAACGGTAAAAGATATTGCCGCGACTGCTTTATGGAGCAGGGGTCGAAAGTGAGTAATGGTAAGTATAGTAAGTACGGTGACCATAAATATGCTGGTGACTCTATAGACCAGCGGTTTATGTACGCCACAATTTTTGATTAGGAAGGAGAGAAAATGAGCAAAGAAATTTCAGGACTCATAGAAATCGGGGGATTTAAAATTTACGTCAATCTATCTGTAACAGACGTAGACATGAGCTTTGATCCGGAGAAGTTTTGTCCCCCGGAGGATGTTTCTTTAGCTGAAAAAGAAGTAGAGAGCGCTCAAAAAGCGCTTCTCAAAGAATTCGAAAAGAAGAATTCGAACTGCGAGACATGCTCTCAGAAAAAAGATGTTGCAGAAGTCGTTAATAAAGTCGAAGACTTCGTAGAAGAAGAAGTTACTGAGATGCAGTTGCGAGAAAAAGCCGCCGAAATCGGCGGGAAATCAAATGCAAATATTCTAAAAATTAAAGACGCCATTGCGGAGTTGTCTGAAACTAAGAACTTACAAGGTGTAAAAAAAGAAAATTATTCTGCTTTAATGAAAAAATTTGAGGAAATCGAAAATGGCGGAAATTAAACTAAGACCATCCGGTAGTGACCGGTGGATTAACTGTAGCGCTTCGCCCCACGCGGAAGCTAAAGCAATTGAGATATTTGGAGAAGGACCACCATCCCCCTATGCTCAAGAGGGAACCAACGCGCATATCGAAGCCGAAAAAATACTAACTGGGTACAGTAACCTTTTATTTGGGCTTATAGAAGCAGATTTAAGTCAAGAGCTGCATGAGGCGCTTTATCCGTACATCAAAGCAATCGCTGGGGACTTGGAAAAAATGAAAGGCGCGAAGCTCTTCGCTGAAAAAGAACTTCAGTCCTCGATTGACCCACGATTAAAAGGCACCGCCGATGCGATTGTCTATTCGGTCGAGGATAAAAAGCTGATTGTCTCTGACCTAAAATATGGTGCTGGTGTCTTTGTCCCGGCTGAGTCAACCCAGATCCAAATTTATGCGATGATGGCCCTTGAGGCATTCGGGGGGGACGCATTTGACACCGTCGTAACTCGCATCGTACAACCGAGATACAAAGGGAACGTGCCCGTTGTGCGAGAAAAAGAATACAAAGTGGAGGAGTGGTATGCGCCGTTTAAAAAGAAAATTAAAACAGCTATCAAGGCGGTTGACAATGCGCCTACTACTTTTACCACTGGGAGCCATTGTCGCTGGTGTAAAGGTGCGCCTATTTGTGGTCGGGTTGTATCAGGGTGCAAAAAAGCGATTGAGGCGGATATGGGTGAAGATACTGAAAATCTCAAATGGCTACTAGATAACAGATTGACACTTAAATCAATCCTCGATACGATTGAAGCAAAAGCGGCTCAAGCGATTGAGAACGGGAATGCGATCCCAGGGTACGAAGTAGTTGAAAAATTCGGAAATGCGAAATGGAACTTTGAGGACGAAAAGAAATTTGCTCGAACGCTGAAACGTTATGGGCTCGATACGCAGGAGGTATGGGATAAAAAACTAATTACAGTCAGTCAAGCGAAAAAGAAAATTAAAGACGAGAAATTTTTTGAAAAGTACACAACGAAAGAATCAAAAGGCAAAACAGTAAAAAAAGTCAAAGAAGAAAATTTTGACAAATTAACATCTTCTCAAGAGGAAGAAATTAGGAGTCTAGCATCATGGTAAATGGAACGATTGAGACGAGCCCTTTCATTTGTAGTTTCCCTTATGTTTTTAAATTCGACCAATACGACCGGTATAGTATCACAATGCTGTTTAAAAAAGACAGCCCAACACTTAAGGTCCTTAAGGACGCAGCCGAAGCGGCAAAGGAAAAGCAATGGGGTAAAAAAGCCCCCAAGAAATTCAAACACCCCCTGTTTGTTGACGGAACCGAGATGAACAAGGCCCGCGTTGAGGAAGGAAAAGAACCCCTCCAGGGTTACGATGGAATGGTAATCGTGACAGCTAAGGCGAGTGCAGATTACCCGCCAACAGTCCGGGCCTACCCGTCAAATGAGATTATAGACGACCCCTCGGAGATTTATGGCGGGTGCATCTGCCGTGCAAAAGTATCCGTCTATACGTATGATAATAAGTGGGGCAAAGGTCTCAGCGTTGGACTTGTGTCCTTGCAAAAACTCTCGAATGGTAAACGCCTTGGTGGTGGTGGTGGCAACGATGGTGGTGATTTTGAATCCGATGTTTCTCTCGCTGAGTTTGAAGACCAAATCGAAACCGAGGCACCAGCAGCGGAGATGAGCGCGTATGACTACTAATCCCGCGATAATCGATTTCGAAACGCGGTCGGTTGCAGACCTTAAAAAAGTTGGGGCTTGGAATTATTCCAAACATCCAACTACTGAGATTTTATGCATGGCTTATAAACTTCCCGGTCAGGATGTAGATATTTGGACCCCTGACCGGGGGTTTCCCTCTTCGTTGGTTGACCATATTAAAAAAAAAGGCTAATAGAAGCTCATAACGTCCTGTTTGAGATAGTTCACTGGCTCCATATCGGAGAAGTCAAGCACGGTTTTCCTAAAGTCGAAATGAATCAATGGCGTTGCAGTGCAGCGCTCGCGGCTCGTTATGGGTTGCCCCGAACACTCTGGGGCGCTGGTAAAGCGCTGCGGTTGCCTTTCCAGAAGGATATGGACGGGCACAAACTCATGTTAAAAATGAGTAAGCCAAGGAACATAAAAAAACCGGGCTTACATTGGCACGAAGACCTTAACGACCTACTACGACTATATGAGTACTGCAAAGCCGATGTGATGGCAGAGTACGCAATCTCTGAGCACCTTCCGCCGTTATCCGAATATGAACTTCGAATTTTCCAAGTTACTCTCGAAATGAATCTTCGTGGTATCTACTGTGACATCGAATTGTCAAAAGCCTCGATAGAAATTATGGGCGAACTAAAAAAAGAAGCGGAAAAAGAGTTGTACACATTGACAGACGGTGCCGTCGACGCAGTAACCAAAAGAGAAAAGTTGTATGACTGGGTTAACTTACAAGGCTACCCAATTGAGAATCTCCAAAAATCATCTGTTGAGATTGCGTTATCCGATGGTAATTGTCCCCCGAAAGTCAAGAGAGCGCTGCAATTGCGGTATGACTTCGGAAAATCAAGCGTCTCGAAATACGATGCTATGCTATCACGAGCGGATTCAGAAGACCACCGGATACGAGACCATCTGAGATACCATGGTGCGCATACCGGAAGGCACGCAGGGCAAGGAATCCAATCGCAGAATTTTTTTAGACCAGACTGGCGATTAGGATTCGGCAAAGAAGAGAATATTAACTGCGCGGTAAAAATCGTTAAAACAAAAAATGCAGAACTATTAACTGCGACGTATGAAAAGCCCGCAAATGTCCTCGCAAGTCTTTTGAGACCGACGCTGCAAGCTCCTCCCGGTAAACTCTTTTGGTGCATTGACTATTCATCTATCGAAGCTGTGCTTGTCCTTTGGTTTTGCCAAGATAAAGGGCTACAATTAATCCGAGATAAAAAATGTATTTATCGTAAGCTTGCAGGGGCGCTACATGGTATTTCAGATTGGGAATCTATACCCAAAAAAGACCCTATTAGAAACCATGGAAAAGTTGGTTTCCTTGCCGGTCAATACGGTGCTGGATGGAGAAAAGTTGCTCAAGTTGCTAGGACACAATGGAAAATCGACTTATCTGATACAGATTTTGAACGTATGAATAAAACCTTCCGTTCGGAGTACCCCGGTATTCCTAAGACGTGGAAAAAACTCAATGACGCAGCGGTCGCCGCTATGCGAGGCGTGCATAAGCCCCTACCTTTTGGAGTCAAATTCGAACGGGAAGGAAGGTGCCTAGTCCTGACAGTGCCTAATGGTAATAAAATGTATTACAACGACCCTGAGTTGAAAATGGAGCCTATGCCCTGGAACCCGGAAGAAAAGCGACCGATAGTCTATTATTGGACGGAAGACTCCCAGACTAAAACGTGGGTTAAAACAAAATCGTATGGTGGAAAATGGCTAGAGAACGTTATCCAAAAGGTAGCAAGAGAATTGATTTGCAGCGCGATGATTGAAATCACGGACGAACCAGGACTCGGTGACCTAGTCATCACAGTACACGACGAATTGGTCGGTGAAGTCGACGAAGACCGAGTAGAAGAAGCTTGCGCAGAAGCGTGCAAGTTAATGCGCAAGCGTCCATGGTGGGCTAAAGATTGTCCGATTGATGTCGAAGCATGGATAGGAAGGTTTTATCGAAAATGAGTTATAAAAAAGAAAAAGAGTGGGCGGAAGAAGTAGCTGAACTTTATGGGGAAAAATACTGGGAGAAGATTTAAATGAAAAACGTAACTCCTTTAGAAAAAATCGCAGAACGTCAATTCAAAAAAATGGCAGAAAAAGCGGGATGCACTGTGAGAAAATTCGACTCAAGAAAGTATGATCCAGACCTTATCGTTCTCATTCCCGGTGGTAGGACAGTCTTCTTTGAGTTTAAGCGCGGAGGGGAGAAGCCACGCCCAGGTCAACTTAAGCGGCACGAAGAGCTACGAAAGTTAGGATTTACTGTGTTCGTTTCTTACACGGCTGAGGAAGCCTTCCAGCAGCTACGCCTTGCGGTTAACCGATGAGACTTGTTCCACACGATTACCAATGGGAAGCGATGCGATTCCTTTATGAGCGTGACGGCGCAGCCCTATTCGCTGATCCTGGCCTTGGGAAAACCGCTATTACGCTTCTTCTTCTTGATTTATTGAGACTCAGGTATGGTCGTATTAAAGCCCTTATTAGCGCGCCCGTTCGAGTTGTTCATAACGTCTGGCCGGATGAAATTCAAAAGTGGGATAATTTTGATTTCAGCTTTACTCTTCTTCATGGCCCCAAAAAAGACGCTAGGCTCCAAGAGGACGTAGAAATATACATCGCCAATCCCGAAGGTTTGAAGTGGCTCACATCGCAGGCCCGTAAGCCTGATTGGGATGTCCTTATTGTCGACGAAAGCTCGCAGTATAAGAACCCAAGCTCCCAAAGATTTAAACTGTTGAAAGAGTTATTGCCTAGCTTTCGTCGACGGTACCTTTTATCGGGGACACCCACCCCCAGAAGTTTACTCGATTTATGGTCTCAAATATTTATCATCGACCAAGGTGCTCGCCTCGGCAAAAAGATTACTCATTACCGAAATGCTTATTTCTATGCAGAACGGAAAAACAAATATGTTGTTTGGCACCTAATCCCAGGAATGGCTAAAGTCATCCACGATAAATGCGCAGACATAGCAATTAGATTAGATGAGAAAACTCATCTTAACCTTCCTGGCCTTGTTCATAATGACGTCAAAGTCTCGTTGCCGGATAAGATTAAAAAGATGTATAATAAAATGTTTCGTGACTTATATACCGAAATCAATGGAGAAACGGTATTCGCAGACTCCGCAACTGAAAAATATTTTATTTGTCGGGACATAATCAGCGGCGCTCGGTACCTCGAAAAAGGCTTGCACGAATATGAGACCCTTCATACTGCGAAAATATCGGCGCTCGCGGAAATCATCGATGAACTACAAGGGAAACCCGTTATGGTGGCGTATACCCGTTGGCACGAGTATTTTCGGATATGCGAGCGCTTTGGGGACCTGCCTGTAGTCAATGGCAAAACATCGCAGAAAAAATGCGAAAGAATCAAAAACCGATGGAATGAAGGGGAGATTTCTATTCTCCTCGTTCAACCCCAGGCGCTTTCCCACGGTTTAAATTTGCAGAAAGGCGGCCACGACCTCGTATGGTTCTCGCTCGTCGAAGACTACGAAGTTTACGAACAGTTACAACGACGCCTCTACCGGCAAGGAGTATTCCAACCGGTACGAGTACACCATATAATAGCGCAAGGCACTCTAGATTCGTTGATATTAGCTCGCCTCCATGACAAAAGATTGCGTCAGCAGTCCCTGTTCCAAGCCATTAAGTTATACTATAACCGGAAAAAGTCAAGGATTAGTTAGCAAGGTATGTGCCGACAGCGGCGGAAAGAGTTCCGAGGAGAGTTACGACGGCACCGACAATCAGTTTCACTTGCGTTGCGGAAAGCTTCGCCCCGTGATTCTTTTCGACATGTTTTTCGATTAGGTCTCGCATGTCTTCTTTGGTCGCAAGCGTTATCATAGTTGCTTCCAATTTTGCTACTTTCTCGATTAATGTATCAATCTTGTCCATCGTATAACTCCACCCCTGTGATTAATGGAGCCTCATCTCTCAGCTCCGGTTGTTCATCTTTCTGCTGTGCTTGACTCGCAAGAATAGCTTTAGCTTGCTCTAACGCGTCCTCTTTTCGGAGGAAGCATTTCCCCGACTGCCCCCATTTCCAACCACGTTTTCCGTCTATATCACATCGTATTAAAGGCATGTTTAAGCTCCTACCTGAACGCCGCTAAGGGCAAACGTCGTAAAAGGCCGTCGTATTCACTTGATGGGTTAAAGCTATGCAAAGCCCAAAGGTCACGCCCGTCGAATAACACGGGGGCAACTCCATCCATAGGACTGCTAGCATCTGAGGTATCTGGTTGCGGGTCGAAACTATAGCACGCGATAGCATAGTCATCGATGATATTAGACATCGTCAATGCGGTAGAAGAACTGGTGTCGTTACAAAGTCGTTCGACGTTCAGCCGCACAAGATATTCCATATAATACCCTGCGAGTTGTTTTGTGCGCGCTCGTGCCCAAACATTAAATCCATCAAAAATTAAACGGCCAATGGTCCAAATTTGGTCAACTCCGGGAGACGAAGTAACTCTCGTTACCTCTGCACCGTACGCTGAGTCAGGAGTGCAGGCATATAACACAAGGTCGTTAGTGGATGGTTTTAGCCCCACTACTAACATGCTACCCGTAGTTATTAGGTCGATTGGGTAACCGTCAGTCGCGTCGAATGTGTAAGGGTATCCCGTATTACCATTCCCAGACGTAGGGTCTGCAATCGATACTGAACACAGATAAGAATCTGTTGACCCCCACCCGATGTAATAAACGTTAGTCCCGTCTGAAGTTATTCCGTTAATGCCGTTGATAGATGACGAAGTCGAAGCATCACCGGCCCCATAATGAGTTCCAGCCGTGAATGACGATAGAGTGTTGTCTACATCCACAAAACAAACAGCACCGGAATTCGACGCGGTTACCGTGTTCCAGGGGCACAGAACCGCCAAAGTCGAAGAATCGGCGAATATAATTTTTGCCGGGTATGCTCCATCGGAGACCATAGTATATCCAGAGACCCCGCTACCAGGTAAGACCGCTCCTGAGGAGGGCCACCCAGATTTCAAGTTCCAGTCACTAATATTATACGCCGATATCCGGTAGTTTGCTGGGTCGTCACCATCCCCGAATACGACGTACACCGAAGTTCCATCTGTGCAGAAAGCAAGTGGCATCCAAGGGTTAAGAACCGAGTACGGTAACTCTGTTCCGAGTTCATCAGAAGTATCGATTACCGCCATAGTTTCAGGGTCGATTATATCGAGCACTCGGTCTGTAGATATTCGCATGGCTAGGATTCTTTTTTCGCCGGAAGACGTGAGATACATCGCTAGTTCATAATGAGCCTTGCCCGTCGGCAAAGAGATTTTATTTTGTGTATCATCCATACTGCTCCAAGTGCTAGTAGGAGGATAGTATTTTTGGATGATATTGGATGTCTCGATTGTAGCTGGTGACGGGTCCGCCTTCTGAGCTATCTCATTAATTTTTTTCGTCCATGCATTAAATAACCAGTTAGCCTCATCGGCAGCAGGTTGTTCGCCGCCGGAGAACCCTTCTGCTTTTTTATTCGCCGTTGGTTCGGTTTTTGTTCCGCTACTAGCGAATTCATCAAGTAAATCTATAGCCATTTTTATCCCTCATACTCCGGCCAGTTAATAAACTCAATTCTCACCCCAGCCAGCCTTGGCCCATACTTTTTTATGTGCGCTCGCTCCCCCATGCTCAAAAAGTCTAACAATTCGACTTTTATTTCTCCGACTGTATCCGATGATAACACGCTGCGAACGCCAAATCCATCTTTAAGATAGGTATAAATGTCGGCAAAAGTTCCTATTTCACCCGTCGCGATTGCTTTCGCTTTAATGATCTTCCGGTAATTCTCGTCTGTTTCTTTTGCTGTCGGGTCGTCCGGGTTTAAAGCGCCCTCTGTAGTCTCCAGATAACCCCCTGTTTCTGGTGGCCCCGCGTTGTAAAACCCTTTCGATGGGTCGTCAACCTGGCCGGACCATTTAAAAGTAAAGGCGTTGGCTGGGTTAATCCCGAGGTAAGGCCGTTCCACCCCGACGATGTCACCAAGTATGTCTAACCAGACGCCTTCTGCTGTGTCCACACTGAGGTTATCTCTAAGGTATTCAATTAATGTTTGGGTGTCCTCAAGCCGATTGTATACCGCCTCAAGAAGCAAAAGGAATCGACTTGAGCTTGAAAATTGGACAAGGACTCGTTCTTTCGCTATGTCATAAAGGGTACCCATTATGAAGTCACCGTTATTTTAGCAGTGGAAGTCACCGCTTTTTCATTGACCGCGATGGTAATGTTCGATGTCGAACTGGGGGACGAGGTTTCGCCTATCTCTAACGAGTCAACCTGATGACCGGGGATGTTATTAATTGGCGTATAAAGCCGTGAATAAACCACGTCGTCATTTAATTTTTGATAGGTGTCGAAGTACTCTACCAATGCGTTTTCAACCGCTGTGTCGCCTCCTGCGGCGTCATATTCAGTTTGATTTGTTATTGTCAACTCAACATCGATATAGATGTCAACCTCAGTTGCCTCGGAGTATTTTATCTCGTGGGTATCCCCTGTAACTGAGTCGTAATAGTCAACTGTTGTCGACCCGACCATCCCAATTCCCCCACCTTTTTTTGAGTATATCGCTCCTGCAATCTCATCTTCGTCGCCACCATCGACGATACACCATATATTTTGCGGGGGGACGCCGTAAGAATCGACTGACGACCCATTATTTTCGACCACTTTAACAGACCCAACGCCATCTAAATCAGAGATGGCACCGTAGATGCCCGACACGCTGCCGCTACCAGCACGTTCCGCGACAAGTGCCCGGCGTGCCCTAAGCTCGGTGTCTGTCTCTTCTTCCTCACCAGCGGTCACAGCAGTTTGATTAGTCACTTCAGACCAGCCGTAAATCGGGGTATCAATATTCTCAAGGGTCCCTGCATCGGCTGTGACTGCGCCCTTAACTGTGCAGGTGGCCGTCACATACCCCGATGCATTCGCGGCCAGCGTCAACTCTTCGTCAGTCGCAAATTGATTACCTGTGTCATCAGATACAAGAGACCCAGCAGGTATCGTTGTCCCCGCATTATTCGCAGTGCAGTAGAGGGATACTGTTGAGTACGTTCCTTCTTGACGTTGGATACCATTTAACAGCACGAGGTAGGACAACCATACACCGGAGGCCGCTTGCGGATTCATCTCCCCTGCGATAAGCTCGATAAGTTCATTCTGTTCGGCAATAGAAAGAGAAAATATCTTTATTAACTGGCCGAAGATAGACCTAGCTGTTAGCTTGGTATTCTCTCCAAAAGATGATTTAATATCATCTTCAAGGCCTTCTTTTATATCGAGATAACGGTCGATTGTTAACCCATTTGCGTTAATTGTACTCATGTAACAATCCTCTGTAAAACCGGGCCATATATGGTGTCAGCTTCAAATTCTATTGACATTTGATGTGATACTGGGTCAAAGCCTAACTCAAAAGAGACAATACCCAGGATACCATCCACGGCGAGAATCGCGGATTTAATCAGCGCTTCTTTTTCTTCAAGACTCGTGCTGATTTTTAAAATTCGGTCAAACCATGGAAGCCCAATGAGGTAATTCAAAAACCACTCACCCTCCAAAGTTAGTAAATGGATTTTAGCGGATTGCGCGACTTCAGTACCTTCTGTCACGAGGACTAAATCTCCATTTACTATTTCGAGATCATGGGATTCCGTTAGTTTTAAATCGGTTGCCATTATTCAGCAGTCACCTTGTCTTGTCCAGCGTCATCGACTTCCACGGGTCCTACTACAGTAGTAGTGCCCCCAGCAGTTAGCCCGACGGTGAATGTAGCCTCGGTCACGTTATCATCAACCCGGATAACATATTCGCCGTCTACTGACGTTTTATCCGCAGTGGGGCTTATCGTTCCAGGGGCACCGATTAGGATTACAGCGGACCCCGCGACGTAAGTCCCTCCTGGGTCGGGGTCTATTGTACCGCCCGTAAAAGTAAAGACTAAGTCACCGCTATATACACCACTGTCAGAGATAGTAACATTCGATGAAGGGCTCGACTCGATAGTAAAAGTCCCTCCTGTTATTGTTGACCCCGAGGCGTGATTTATTGTCCCGTCAGAGTTCATGATTAATTTCAGTGCCATGCGTCACCTCTTAGCTTTGTGCAGCGACAGCCAGATGCCCATTGATATCAACCGCGCCGTCAGTTGCAACTGTGATCGCACCGTCAGCGGCGATAGAGACGCTACCACCAGCGTTGGTCAACGTGATTACTCCGTCAGTGTCCATTTTTATCGATGCAGTACCGTCTGCAAGCCGGAGTTCCATCGCATCCTCGGTTACTCCCGGATCAAGTACGTCAGCAGTAGGGTAGATACCCGGCACTGCGAATGCATCAGTAAGGTCAAACTTGCGGTTAGACACAGGGTCAACGTCAACTCCACCCGTTGCGAGCCACGTTGTAATCGCCCGCTCAGAAAAGATTAGCATGACGTAAGAGTCCACGGGGACGTCAAATGTCAGCCATAGAGATGCTGCGCCGGGGAAAACTACTGGTACATCCTCAATGACAGGCAGTTGAGTCGTCGATTCATCGCCCTCATAGAGTCTATTGAGGCATGGCTGTACTGACACTGTCTGCGCTGCTGCGTCAAACGCGGTTACCTGCGCAGGAAGGCATGTGTGCATGTCCGCCGTGACGCTGTTGAAAATTTGGGCTAAGCCCGATTCTAGGGTTGCTGTTGAGTATCCTGTTGTCATTTCAAATCCGCTTCTATCTCGACCTGAAAAGGTCCGCCATAGTTGTTACCATAATACCTTAATCGTTGAGCGATGTAAATCCCGTCGGCGTTGGTAACGACTCTTTTTTGGTTTTTGGGTTTCTTATATAGGTCCCCTGCAGAGTAAATTGTCTGCGTGGAGTCAATCTGTATGAGCCTACCGGGTGTTATGTCGGGGTTGAGCAGTGAGACAACCCGAACTGCCTTTTTGTTTTTTCCGCCCTTTGTCGACCGGTTAGTGATTGATGGAGCGCCTATCATTCCCGAGCTAGGGCTAAGGACTACAGCGGTAGGTTGTGCAATCAAAAAATTTCCATCTTCGATTATCTCAAGGACTCCCCTTTGCACCGACCAAGACATGCCGTGATTTTGGCACGCTTTGGTCAACACATCTTTCACTCTTCCGGCGTAAGTCACACTTCCTAAAAGTTTAGTTTCAAATAAAGGCTCTTCGATGTAAGAAGCCATCCCATAAGCTGACGCCATATCTTTAAAAATTTGCTTGACATCT